TTGACTTTGTACCTATTTTTATTTTTTCAGATAATTCAAACAGTAAGCTAAATTCCTCTTTTGACCAGGAATCACTGTCTTTTAATCTTGACTGGAATGACCCTTCAGTTAGGGTTCTCCAATCCTCAAATATGAAAGGTGATATCTGTACAAAAGCATCATCTATTTCAACGCCTCTCTTGGCAAGGGATATTATAAAATCGGATATTCTTTTAGTAACTCCTATACTAGGAACAAACATCTTAATATTTTTATCCAGCTTCTTTATATCAAAAGAAAAACATCTTCTTTCGCTGTCATAATATTCCAGTATCTTATCTTCAATCTCATACATTGACAAAACACCGGTTCTAAGTTCAAATCCGTCTCTTAGCGGACATTCCTTAGATTCACAAGGATTGTTGGGAATTAATATTACACTATTCTCACCTCTAGTGAAAGTTAGATCCCTTATTGCTAGTGTTATGAAAAATCTATCCTCGGATTTTAGGTCCTGATAAGAAACTATACCCTGTGCCGGAAAATCCATTCTCATACACTTATCGAGGATATAGCCTAATTTTTCCTCTATGTCTATTCTATCCTCATCGTCTATTGTTGAGAAATGTCTGATTTCCTTTACCTCCGCAGCTCTAATAGCTATTCTAGTACCATCTGGGTAGTACATACCCTTTGATGGGAGTATACTCATTGGTATATTCTTCCAACCTAACTCTCCAGGCTGTTTTTGAGCACTATTATGGGGCTGAGTAGATTGAGCTTCCTGTTGGAAGTAAGGATGCTTTCTTTCGACCCTGCCTAACGAATTAGGGGGGTTCTGAACAGTCTGCTCTTCAATAGGGGCTTTAGCAGAAATGGGTTCCTGAGAAGTGTAAGCATTTTCATTTAGGGTAACCGGATTCTCGGTATTTGTTACAATTACTTCATCTTTAGGATCATCATAGACGAATCCACTAGCTGCTTCTTTATTTCTGAGGATTTCCTCGGGCGATAAATTCTTCATAATATTAAGATCTTATGTTATAAATTATATAACGGTCCACAAAAAAAGGACACAATTTATAGCGTCCTTTCCCTTTAAGTTCCTTTATTTTACAAGAAAAGATCTTCCCAGTAATCACATTTCCAAGAAATACTAATACTATAGATATTAGCTCCCTGGTCATAATCTAACTCCAAAGCTGGTATTGGCGTACTTATAAAGCAAACCGGTATTCTTATTCTTCTAAAAACATCACCCTGCTTATTGAATATAGATATAACCATAGATCCAACATAATCACGCTTAAGCCCCATAGCACCAGTCAATGGATTATAGATAAGATCCGACCATTGTCTAAGAGTCCTGTACACAGTCATCGAATTGGATTCGTTAAGGTTAACCTCGAATTCCATGGTTAAATCCATGTCAGTCTGGGAAGGCTCTCCTCCTGCATATCTTCTAGTAGCGAACTTATAGAATTGTTCAACTGGTCCAGATGGCTGTATATCAACGGTCATACCGGATATAGCCTTAACCTGCTGGGTCAGTATCAATTCTCCATTTAAACCAGGTAACTGCTGAACACCCGCTGGGGTATTAATAATAACCTCGAACTGGTTAAGATAAACTGGTTCGTAAAGCTGTATAGCAGCTTGAGAATTAGTATAGTGTGGTAATCCTGACATTTCTTCTTAATTTTTTTATAGGAATAGATCTTCCCAATAATCAACTGCCCATTCCATATTGTCTATCTTCCAAACCTCTTCTGCTGCATAACTTATGTTCATTGGCGAAATTGCGCTAAGTGGGAAGCAGTCTTTACAAACTACTCTTTTAAAAACGTCACCGTTTTTATTAAAGATTGAAATAACTATTGACCCTACATAGTCATTTTTAACACCCATTGCTCCGGTTAACGGATTATAGATAAGATCCGTCCATTGTCTTAGTGTTTTAAAAACATACATAGAATTAGCATCGTTCAAGTTCACAGTGAAGCTCATTGAAACGGTCATTCCAGTAGTATCCGGTTTAGCCCCCGCGTAGTTTCTTTTTGCAAACTTGTACTTCTGAGCTACAGGTGCTGGATTTTTATCTACATCCATACCAGAAACCTTCGTTACGTGCTGTAAAAGAATAGGTCCACCAGCTACAGCAGCTGGTGGATTTATTACTACCTCAAACTGGTTTAAGTAAACCGGTTCGAAGTTATTCATCGATGCGATCGAGTTTGAAAAATGTGGTAAGCCTGCCATATACTAACTATTTATCTATTTGCTTCTGAGTGATCAAATTTTATACAAACTGTATGAATCCTCCAGCAGCTATACCGCCTGTTCTAGTTACAGTGATTCTGTTTATGAATTTCTGTATACCTCTTGCAGGCTCGATGATGATGTCAATAACCCCCATGTTCATATCAATGATCGCTGGTGTATTGTTAGTAGCATCCATGATGGTCTTATAAGCATAAATACCACCTCCTGCTCTTACTCCATCTAAGTAATTATCAACCAAAGTCTTAATTTCAAGTCTAATTGAATCCTCGTTGAAGTCAAACAGATAGTTAGAAAGAATTTGATTGGTGTCAGTTTCAATGCTGATGAGCAAATCTCTAACGTGAACAAGGCTGAATGCAGAATTAACTTGTTGATAAGCAGTTCCGTTACCGAATATAACTACACCAATACCTTTTCTTCTGATGATAGGATTTATTCCGAATGGCTCTAAATTTCCTCTGTCTGCATCACTATAATCATATTCAACACCTACTATAGTTTGCCCTGAAAGAACCCCTCTTTTTTGACCTGCTACGATTGCATAAGGTTCACCTGTCGCAAATTTTCTAATGAAATTATTAGAAACTAAAGCTGCCGGCGGAACGTTTACGTTTCTATTTGCCTCTCTTATAGTGATATAAGGTGAGTAGAATGCACAGAATTTAGCTCCATCAGCTTCGGAAGGAAGACTGAATGTGTATGTAGGATTCAAGGATAGATTACCACCGGAAGCTATATAAGCAGTATTTAACAACGGCTTAGGATTAGTAGCTGTAGGTGCATCAGTAAATCTAGGATCTGTAGAAGCCTGGAATTGAGCAGTAGAAGGCGCATTGATGATAGCAAGAGATTGCTGTCTCATCATCGCCAACTTACTCAATTGATACTTAGAATTAGGAAGTATTTGTCCACCGAATGTATCAATAATGTATCTGTAAGTTATAGCGTCCTTATTAGCAAGCGCTATAGCAAGATCTGTATTGTAAAGTACATCTAATATCTCAGTTAGTCTAGCATCAGTTCCATTTGGTCTATGCCTTTCAGTCATAGTGAAACCTTGGAAGTATGTGAAATCAAAAGATGTAGTGAAATCCTCAATCGATGTGAACTTCTGAACTCTTAGAGGTGTTCCTGAGTAATAAAGTACTGGTCTAGCACAAGTTACTCTATAGACACCGCTAGTTGTTGTAGCAGAAACTGTAGTGATCTTTCCTAGTCTAGACTGTCTTGTCCCTGCAGCATCTAAACATATATTAAGGTCAGTAGAAACTATCCAATCACCCACTGATAAAGGAACGTTGCCAAGGGCGTCTAAACCTATAGTAAACGTTGTGGCATCTACCCTAGTTATAACATTAAGGTATTCGTTTATGTTTCCATTTTGTGATATGATGTCTATCTTATCTGCAGAAACTGGGAGACCCACATTATCTGAGGCATAAGAAGCACCAAAGGCAGCAATATCTTCTAGGCTAGTAATGTCTCTAGAAGTATTACTAAAAGATCTAACCGCTACATAAGGAAATCCATCTACATCAACCAAGCTTTGGTAATCCAGATATTGAATGTCCGTTCCGTCTGAATTTTTCCAAATAATATCTCCATCTGCGGTCTCGTTATATTGAAAATCAATATAAGGGTTAGACATAGAATACGCTATCAAAGAGTTAGAATATCCATTTGGGAATCCTGATCCTGTTACTCCTGCTCCGTCTGGGTTTAGTATAGACTCCTCACCTACTCTATCAGCCCATCCAAATTGATATACACCAACACCTGAATTCAGGAATGCGATATCTGGATCGATAGGAACTTGTTGCAGATAAGCCCAAGGCTCAACTGTAATACCTTGAGATCTATAGTAAGCAGTATCCAACGGATGTTGCCATAGAATTTTAACTTCCGAATTAGAAGTCTTAGTTAAAGCTATCTTAAGCTTAACTAGTTGGGTTGTGTTTGGACCTCCGAAACTTGAGGGGACAGATCCAGTTACACCAGCTGGTATAGTAGCTTTACCTATAATAAATTTCTGATCAGCCGAAGAAGAAATATCACAGAATGTTTTAAGAGAAGATTTCTGAGATGTCGATAAAGGAGGTGCTCCACCTGTACCTGTAATGATATAGTGATATCCACCATCAAATTCATTCGGATCGTAAGCCTGGAATGTATTTGAGTAAAGACCCTTATCCGTTGTACCACCGGTAGCTCCGAATGTGATCGGGTCGAATAAAGTACCAACGTACATATTACCACCAGTTGCACCGGATGCACCAGTAACTCCGTAATTTGCTTCAGTGTATAAATAATCAGCCAATAAAGCTTGATCGTAACTTAAGAAATCAAGTCTTGGGCTTAGTAGGTCTCTATCTGATGTTAATTCGTCGATAAGGTTATTACCTACAAGATCTATCCTGTAGGTATTATTACAAATATCATCAAATGCCTTTTCGTCTACGGCACAGAATAAACCGGTTGAAGCAGTATTACTATTGACCAACGTTTGGATGTACTGGTTAACCCCATTCAAATCGGTAAAATCAGGTATAATACATCCTGTTTGATAAACAAGAAGCTGAACATTAGGATTATTAAGGAAATTATCCATCTGGCTCTTAATAAACCCATTGGATGTAAAATATTGGCTCCATTGAGGATCCACAGAAAGTTGTGGGTAATTAGTCCAACTACCAGAAACTGCAATAACATCAATGAAATAATCCTGGATGTAATCATAAGGGTGCATAAAACTAGGCACATTATCAGCACCATACCAATCTATAGCGAAGATATTATATCCCTTTATTGGCGTTGTCGAGTCAGTGGACTTTCTTATGATAACACTCATTGGCTGTTGACCAAGATTAACAAGGTTGAGTAATCTTCCTTGATCCAGTAAGCTCAATGTGGCCAAGAAGTATTCAGTTGAAGCAAACCAAAATCTCTCTTTGTTATAAAAAGACGAGTATAGTTTACTTGTTAAAATACCATTAAACTGTTCGGTATCAACAGAATAAGATCTGTAATCAACAACATCGGGGGTAGCACTGTCTAAATCATCATTAAGCTTCAATAAATTTAAAGCAAAAACCGGTCCCGCATTCAAGCAGGTTAGTATAGATCTTTGGAAGAAAGATCCTCTATTTTCTAGTGATCTGTCAATATCACCAAAAATCGAGATCATTGTAGATGCATCCGGTATGTAAACCGGTGTGTTGAATGGGCCCTTGTTAGAGAATCCAACTACCAATCTTATAGTGGTAGACGTTAATATAACACTAGCGGAACTGTCAAATTCCAGGGTGTAAACGCCCGATGCTCTAAATTGTGAATAGTCGATTTTAATTTTTTGTGCCATTATTTCTTTATGATTTTTTTCTTCTTTGTCTATATATCAAACCAAATTAGAAAAAGAAGGGTCTACATCATGGAACTAAAGTCCCTAAAGCTTTTTCCGTCCTTGGTAGAAGGACCTTGGTTTCCGAATCCAAATTCATCAGAAGATTGGGATTGCCCGGTTTCCCCCATTTTATTTAATATTAATCCTTTATATGGGGTTTCCATCGCATCAAAAAGTTCTCCGACCAGTTGGTAGAAATCTCCACTTTCAAAAGCAGAGGAGAGATTAACCAGGGACATAGCAACGTCATCATGACCTGTTTGGCTGGAATATGTTCCTCTTGAATTCAGCCCGAATGTGAATAGCTCGGGTACTGTCCATTTCTTATCATTCACTAATATTCTGTCTGCTCTAACAAGTGTTCTGAGCTGCTCACAGTTTTTCATCTTGTTCTTTTCATTGTATTTTATACCAGCTTTAGAAGATCTAGCAGATTCAGAATGCTTAGTGTAAACAAAAATTTCCTCAAATAAATCATCATCAGAAAGGAATTTATCAACTAGAAGCTCTCCCTTGTAATTTATCTCAAGAGCTATTTTCACAGATTCGACACCTAGTACATTCTTTACCAGTATTCTAAGTATCTTAACAACATCCTCCAGTTTTATCTCGTTGTCCCTTAATATACCAACCTGAATAAGGCCAAAGAAATCACCCTCGTCCTCAAATTCTCCTATTCTTTCTATCACTTTCTTTGGAAGAGGAGAGACCTTGAAAACATTAATGACTGTAAAATCACCCTTGTTTCCACCTGAGAGATCGACGGATACAACATATTTTTTATTCCCTTCTGCAGCACTATCTATATCAAATTTAGGATGCCATAGAAAATTCTCATAATTTACGTCAGAGTAATGAAACTCATCAATCTCCCTCCATAAGTACTCTACCTCGTTTCTTTTTATCTTCTGTAACTCCTGTGATCCAAGTAGCAACGTAGAGGAGCTTAAGAACTGATTACCGTACTCCTGATTGAATAGCTCCTCGGATCCAAGGTTGGATATTTCATTCTGCTTCCACACATCATCCCTTCCCGGTACCTGCCACCAATCAACCCTAATTGGATTGAATGTGTTCTCCTTTTTAACAGCGCTCATATACATCTCATAGAACTTATTCATTCCATTTGGGGTAGATGTTATAATGATTCGGGACACCTTCGAGGAAGATACCGTGGGGTATGTAGACCTGAAGAAAGCTTCCATAAAGGATGAGTTAATGTGAGCAAACTCGTCCATGTATAAAAAATGAATAGTAAAACCAATACCGGATGTCTTAGTGGTCGTTTTAGCAATAACCCTACATCCGTTATCAAAACGCACAGACATCACATTATTGACCATCATTCCTGGCTTCAAGAAGAAAGGCAATCCTTTTATTATGGCTTTTATCTTATCCATCAATTCCTCTGCTGTGTCACCAACGTTTGCCAGTATCATCGCATTTTTATCGTGGTTGAAAAGTAAAAACCACACCAGAAAAACAGCGGACATTATGGATTTACCAACCTGCCGGGGTGCTAGGAATATATTAAATCTATTGGCCTGATATTCTCTTAATACCGATTCTTGATATTCTCTCAGAGTAATATAAGCAAGACCGGTATCGGTCATAACCTGACAATATTTTGAAAAGTAGATGACGTCCCTTGCGCACTTGTCAATTTCTATTATCTCCTCCTGTGTGTACTCGAATAGTACATTAGATCTTCTTAGCTCAGGATTATTGTCATGGAAAGGATTATCTACACTCTTGAAATCTAGCCCTTCCTCGTCTGCTTTTCTGAGTAACTCGTTAACTTTAGCCGTGCTCCAATAATTACCATCATTTAGCTCCGGCTGATTCTTGTTTGTTTCTTCCGCCATAAAAATTAATTAAAAAGATCATCCTCTATCTGAAGATCGTCCCCGCCCTCTGGTATTTCACCC